AGCGACAGGGGTTGGAGGAGCGTTGGCTGGTCGTGGTGCTGACTATGCGATTATTGACGACCCTCATACTGAGGCGGAGGCGTTAGCGGCGCAGTTTAACCCTGCTATTTACGATAAAGTATATGACTGGTACACGTCTGGTCCTCGTCAGCGTTTGCAACCCGGTGGGTCTATTATTTTAGTGATGACGCGCTGGCACAAGCGAGATTTGACAGGTCAGATTATTAACTCGGCGGCAAAAAACAATAGTACAGACCTGTGGGATGTAGTGGAGTTTCCCGCTATTTTGCCTTCAGGCAAATCACTATGGCCTGAGTATTGGACACTTGAATCGCTTGATGCAGTTAAGGCGGAGTTGCCAAACGCGAAGTGGCAGGCACAATACCAGCAGAACCCAACGTCCGAAGAAGGTGCGTTAATCAAACGAGAGTGGTGGCGTGAGTGGGACAGAGATGACCCACCTAAGAATATAGACTACGTGCTTATGTCGTGGGATACGGCGTTTGAGAAGCACAATAATGCGGACTACAGTGCGTTAACAGTGTGGGGAGTATTTCAGTATGATGGTGATGATGGCGAGAAAAGACCGAATATTATTGTGCTTGATGCAGTGAAGAAACGTGTAGAATTCCCAGAACTTAAACAGTGGGCGATTGAAGCTTACAGAGAGTGGAACCCAGACGGGGTGATTATTGAGAAAAGAGCATCAGGTGCTCCACTTATATATGAGCTACGTCGCATGGGCATACCTGTACAAGAATATACACCCACCAAGGGTAATGATAAAATATCTCGAATAAACAGCATCGCGGACATATTTGCCTCTGGGTTTGTATGGGCGCCACAGACACGCTGGGCGGACGAGTTAATTGATGATGTAGCGTCTTTTCCTTCTGGTGAGCATGACGATTTGGTGGATACCGTGAGTCAAGCCATGCTACGCTTTAGACAAGGCGGGTTTGTCAGAACCTCGAGTGATGAGGAATATGAAGAACAAAACTATTCGCGCAGACGTAGACCTTACTATTAAACAACATTGAGGCATTAAATATGGCAATATCACAACCCATGTCACCGTTTAACTTAGACGACGAAGACCAAGAACCGATTGAAATTGAGATTCAAGACATAGACCCAGAGACTGGTGAAGAAATTAGTCTGTCATATAGTGAGGACGTAGACGTTGAAGAAACGCCAGAATTTGGTGATAACCTAGCGGAGTATTTGGACGACGACTATCTCTCCACACTAGCAAACGACCTCGTGCATGACTATGATAACGATAGAAACTCACGTAAAGACTGGGAAGATACGTATAAAGATGGGTTAGATTTGCTTGGTCTTAAGTACGATGACCGCATGGAGCCTTGGCCTGGTGCGTGTGGAGTAAACCACCCGCTACTACTTGAAGCGGTTGTGAGGTTCCAAGCTGAGATGATTACGGAGACTTTGCCAGCGGCAGGTCCAGTTGCAACGGAGATTTTTGGTAAGCAGTCACCAGAGAAACGCGAAACAGCAGATCGCGTAGCGGCTGATATGAACTATCAGATTATGAAGCGCATGCCTGAGTTTAGAAACGAGCAAGAACGCACGTTTTGGGCGCAAGCGTTGATTGGGTCGGCATTTAAGAAGGTGTATTTTGACCCGACACTAGGACGTCAGACCAGTGTGTTTATTCCAGCAGAAGATTTTGTTGTGTCTTATGGTACGTCCGACTTAGCGAGCTGTCCGCGTGTTACCTATGTAATGCGTAAAAACCACAATGAGCTACGTAAACTTCAGGTGTCTGGGTTCTATAAAGACATTGATATTGAGAAGCCAGCGAAGTATTCAGACAAAATTCAGGACGCAAAAGATAAAGAAGGCGGCTACAGCGCTCTCTACGATGACCGTCATACACTGCTTGAAATGATGGTAGACCTTGATTTAGAGGGGTTTGAAGACCTTGATGAAATGGGTGAGCCGACAGAAATTGCACTTCCTTACGTAGTGACTATTGAGAAAACTTCTATGGAAATCATAGGAATTCGAAGAAACTGGCGTGAAGATGACGAGCTTAAAACCAAAAAACAATACTATGTTCACTACCCTTACGTCCCTGCTGATGGGTTCTATGGGTTTGGTTTGATTCAAATTATTGGTGGTTTTGCTAAAAGTGCGACATCTATTATCCGTCAATTGGTTGACGCAGGTACGCTATCTAATCTTCCAGCAGGCTTTAAAACACGCGGGATGCGAATCCTAGGGGATGATACCCCAATTTCTCCAGGGGAATTTAAAGACGTTGATATTCCATCAGGTGCGCTAAAAGACAATATTTTACCGCTACCCTATAAAGAGCCATCAGTGGTGTTGTATCAGTTATTGCAAACTGTGGTGGATGAAGGACGGAGAATGGGGTCAGTAGCTGACCTTAAAGTAGCCGATATGAATGGGCAAACGCCTGTGGGTACAACGCTCGCTATCTTAGAGCGCACACTAAAAGTGATGTCAGCGGTGCAAAGTCGTGTGTATTACGCCCTCGACCAAGAGTTAAAACTCCTTGCAGACATTATTAAAGACTCAGGTGATGAAGGGTATGATATTGTCTTTACAGACGATAAACCACACAGCCGTGCTGAAGACTACGGTAACGTAGAGATTGTACCAACAAGTAATCCTAATGCGTCTACAATGGCGCAACGTGTTATGCAGTATCAAGCAGCAGTGCAACTAGCGCAGCAAACACCTCAGATTTACGACTTAGCTAACTTGCACCGCCAAATGCTCGAAGCACTGGGTATTGAGAATGTAGAGACGCTTATCCCTGCAAGTAAAGAAGCTAAGCCAATTGACCCAGTGTCAGAAAACATGAATTTGATGAAGGGTACTAAAGTAAAAGCCTTTATTTACCAAGACCACATGGCGCACATGACCATTCACACAAATCTGTTGAATGACCCAAAAATGGCGCAAGCGTTCCAAAACATGACAAACGGTCAACAAATTCAAGCGGCTATTCAGGCTCACGTTATGGAACACGCGGCATTCCAATATCGGTCAGAAATGGAGCAAATGATGGGCGTTGAACTACCTAAACCAGAGGAAGAAATTCCAGAAGAAATGGAAGTTAAACTCAGCAAATTACTCGCTGAAGCCTCTGATATGCTGCTCAAGAAAGACCAAAACGAAGCTCAGCAACAGCAAGCTCAGCAACAAGCACAAGACCCTGTTATTCAAATGCAGCAGAAAGAGCTTGAAATTAAAGAGTTTGAAGTTAAGGGTAAACTTGATATTGAGCAGAAGAAAATTGATTTACAAGAGCGCGTAGCGGTACTTAATGCAAGCGCTAAAGGCGACGAACTCGCCGCTAAACACGCCATCAACTTGATGGGCGCAGAACAGGCTATGGAGCAGATGCAAATGGCTCAAGCGGTTAAAGAGCAACAACTTGCACTACAACAGCAGCAACAAGAGCAAGCCATGCAACAACAGCAAGCAGCGCAACAGCAAGCTATGCAACAACAGCCTAGTGGACAGGTTCAATGAAGGCTTTTAACTTCGATGATTGGTTTACAAAAGAGTTAAACGAACAGATCGCCAGTCGCAGAGATGCGCTGGCAACTGCCAACGGCATAAAAGATTTCGCTGACTATCAGCAAATCGTGGGTGTACTTTCGGGGCTTACACTCGCGCTTAATACGTATAAAAGCCTCGCTAAAAAGCAAATGGAGTACGACGATGAGTAGTATTGACGCAATTGACAAGGAAGCTACAGAAGATCAGTTAGAAAAACTAATTGAGATGCTGCCTGACCCAGTGGGTCCAAAAGTCCTTATTATCACACCAACGATTGAAGAAAAAACAACAGGTGGGATTATTAAGCCAACAAGTGCGCTTCAGAAAGAAGAAGTCGCATCAACTATCGGTATGGTAGTAAAAATTGGTCCTGACGCATATCAAGATAAAGTGCGTTTTCCAAACGGAGCTTGGTGCAAAGTAGGTGATTTTGTGATTACTCGGGCCTATTCAGGCACACGCGGTAAGGTAATGGGTAAAGAGTTTCGCATTGTTTATGACGACCAAATAGATGGTGTAGCAACCACTGTTGAAGGTTTTGGTAGAGCTTACTAGGAGGAATTATGGAACATTTAAACGAAGAAGTTGAAGTATTAGATAACGACAGTGATATTGATATTGAAATCGAAGACGATACTCCCGAGGAAGATCGAGGTAGAGAGCCGCTAGCAAATGCCGAAGAAGTAACTGAAGACGAGTTAAGTCAGTATTCTACGAAAGTACAGAAGCGAATTAACGAAGTTAACCGCAAATACCACGATGAACGCCGCGCAAAAGAAGCGATTGCTCGTCAAAGCGCTGAAGCAGTGCATTATGCCAAAGCAGTCTTAGAAGAGAATAATCGCCTAAAAGAGACCCTAACATGGGGTGAAAAAGCGTTAATCGAGCAAGCACAGCAAAAGCTTGTTTATGATACAGTTATTGCAGAAGCTCAGTATAAAAGAGCCTACGAAGAGAACGATTCTGAGGCACTTGTCACAGCACAAAGAGAACTTTATCGCGTACAGACTGAAGCAGAGCAATTAAAAAATTATCGCCCAGTACAACAAAACTTGCAATCTACCCAAGTTCCTGCTTATACTGCGCCCCAACAACCAGTAGAAAGACCACGCGACGAAAAGGCTGAAACGTGGGCAGCCAAAAATTCATGGTTTGGTCAAGATAGAGAAATGACCAATTTAGCCTATGCGGTACATGAAAATCTGGTTAATCAAGGAGTAGACCCAACGTCTGATACTTACTATGTGCACATAGATAAGAGAATGCGAGAAGTCTTTCCAGATAAATTTAAGGGGGCTACGCGAAACGGGACCGTTGTAGCGCCAGCGTCAAGATCGACGCCCTCTAAAAAAGTCACGCTCTCCTCTACGCAAGTAGCCATCGCAAAACGCTTGGGCGTATCCTTACAGGACTACGCAAGACAAGTCGCCAAATTACAATAAGGATTATCCCATGACTGAGCCACGAAATAGACAACAAGAAACCCGCCAACAATCAGAACGCATCGCCTCCGTATGGAAGCCTGCTAATGATTTACCAGAGCCAACACCTCAACCAGGTTGGGTATTCAGATGGATTCGTACTTCGTACATGAATAATCCAGACCATAAAAATGTTAGCGTTAACAAACGCGAAGGATGGGTTCCATGCTCCGCGAAAGACCACCCTGAGATTGATTTGACTTTTGACACTCGCTCAGCCGGAGGCTCTGGCAACGAAAACATTGAAATTGGTGGACTCATGTTATGCAAAATGCCCGCTGAAATTGCAGAGCAACGAAACGCTTACTACAACAACATGACACGCGCACAAACTGAGTCTGTAGATCACAACGCAATGCGAGAAAGCGACCCAAGAATGCCTAAATTCACGGATCGTAGCTCGAAAGTAACTTTTGGCAGCGGTAGATAAAATACCGCTAACGTCCTTATTTGGAGGAAATTATGGCTGTAGGAATCCAAGGATTCAATCCAGTTAACTTGATCGGTGGTCAAGTTTACGCTGGCGCGGTACGCCAATTACCAATCGCTTCTGGTTATGCAGAAAACATCGGTTTTGGTGACTTAGTGGGTATTTCTGGTGGTTATATTATTCGCGTAAACGCTTCTGGCTCTAACGTGACACAAAGTACCTTCCCAACTGTTAAACCTGTAGGTATCTTCTTAGGCTGTAGCTTTACAGACCCTAATTTAAAATACTTCGTTAACAAACAATTCTGGCCAACAGGCACTGTAGCATCTGATGCTATGGCACTTATCTGTGAAGACCCAGAAGCAGTGTTGAAAATTACTTTAACTAACGCAGGTACAGCCTATACTTCTGGTGCTGCTACTGTTGCCGCAGTGGGTAAAAACATTGGTTACTACCAACCATCAACACCAATGAGCACTTCAACTGGCAACAGTTTGGTATCAGCTAACTTCGCTTCTGCGGCAACGACAGCAACGCTTCCGTTCCGTATTGTTGATTTAGTAAAAGACACAGCGCTTCCTGATGGTACATTTGTAGAAGCATTAGTCACCTACCAGTTAGGTGTTCATTTCTATCGTCAAACTACAGGAGCTTAATCAATGGCTGCTATTTCTAGATCCCAACAGATAAAAGAACTCATTCCTGGGCTTAACGCCTTATTTGGTAATGAGTACGCTCGTTATGGGGAAGAGCACAAAGAAATCTTTGAGATTGAAAGTTCTGATCGTTCATTCGAAGAAGAATTAAAACTCGCTGGTTTTGGCGCTGCGCCAACCAAAAACGAAGGCCAAGCAATGTCTTACGACACTGCGCAAGAAGCTTGGTCAACACGCTACACCCACGAAACTATTGCTTATGGTTTTGCTATCACTGAAGAAGCGATGGAAGATAACTTGTATGACTCATTGTCTGCTCGTTACACCAAAGATTTGGCTCGTGGTATGGCATACACCAAACAAGTAAAAGCGGCTAACGTACTTAACAACGGCTTCAACCAAAACTACTTAGGTGGTGACGGTGTGTCATTATTTGGTACAAACAGCTCTGGTACTGTAACTAACCACCCACTTATTAACGGTTCAACCGTTAGTAACCGTCCTACTACAGCGGCAGATTTAAACGAAACTTCACTAGAAGCGGCTGTTATTCAAATCGCTGGCTGGACTGACGAACGTGGGCTTTTGATTGCGGCTAAACCTCGTAAATTAGTTATTCCTCCTTCACTTCAATTCGTTGCAACTCGTTTGCTCGAAACTGAATTACGTGTTGGTACTAACGATAACGATGTTAACGCGCTCAAAAACAACGGTTCAATTCCTGAAGGCTACACAATCAATCACTGGTTAACCGATAACAACGGTTGGTTCTTGATGACTGACGTACCCAACGGCTTGAAACATTTTATTAGAACTCCGTTAGCTACATCAACAGATGGTGATTTCGACACTGGCAACTTACGTTTCCGTGCTCGTGAGCGTTATTCTTTTGGCTTTTCGGATCCATTAGGTGTATATGGTTCGCCAGGTACATCTTAATAATCAAGCAGTTAGCTAGATTAGGGGGACCCGCTTCGGCGGGTTTCTTTTTGCCCGTGTCAAATGCAGCAAAAGTAGTTATGTGGTTAAAAACATTTTGTGTTTGTTTATTTATGTGGTATTATTCACTTCATTATTAGACGAGGTGATTTATGGTAAAGCGATTAACACAAGAAGAGTATGTTGAAAAAGCGACAAAACTACATGAAGGAAGATACACATACGAGACCACAGTGTATGTACGCAGTGCGGCAAAAATAGAGGTAACGTGCCCAAAGCATGGTACATTCTTAGTTACTGCCAACAACCATGTATCAGCGAGCAATTTGACTGGATGCCCTGAATGCTATGGTAATAAAAAAATACCACTTGAGGAGTTTATAGATAAAGCTATGGTAATCCATAATGGAAAATATAGTTACGAAAAAGTAGATTTAGTTAACTCCCAAAAGCACATAGAAATAATATGCCCTGAGCACGGCTCATTCATGCAGACTCCAACTAGGCACATAGCAGGTAGAGGGTGCCAAGTTTGTGGGGGCACAACTAGACAATCTAAACAATCCCTTATTGATAAAGCGGTAAACCTTTATGGCGATACCTTTGATTACTCCCAAGTTTCAAGTCAAGCGCGAGCTACAGACAACGTAACTATAATCTGTAAACTGCACGGGCCGTTTCAACAAAAGCTAAAACTGCATATCAATCGAGAATATGGGTGCCCACAGTGCGGTCAAAAGTCAAAAAGTGAAGCTGAGCTGGCTGAATACTTATCTGAACTAACTGTTGTAGAGCGCCGTAACAGAACACTAATCAAACCAAGGGAGATAGATCTATGGCTACCAAACGAAAAAATAGGGGTAGAATTTCATGGGTTGTATTGGCATACGGAAGATAGAGTAGCTAACTTACACAGAGAAAAATGGGACAGCGCTCAGAAAATAGGTATTAGGCTAATACAAGTATTTGAAGATGAGTGGTTAAACAAGAAAGAAATTGTTAAGGCTAGACTAGCTGCTATGCTTGGTAAAGGACCTCGCGTGGGAGCACGTAGTACGGTAGTAAAAGAGATAGACTGGAGCGAGGCTAAAGATTTTTTAAATGGTACACATATACAAGGTGCAGGACCGTCGGCATGTAAGCGATATGGACTATTTGTGCAAGATACACTAATAGCTGTGGGTACTTTTGCTAAAGCCAGAACAGGCGGTATGGTTCGGGATGTAAACAACCCTAACTGGGAAGTTTTGCGCTATGCTAGTAAAGGCACTGTTGTGGGGGGCTTCTCTAAGTTGTTTTCTCGGTTTCTCGAAGACACAGATGCAAGTGTAGTCGTTAGTTATTGTGACTTACGCTATGGTAATGGAAATTTATATAGCTCTACAGGGTTTAAATTAGAGTATATAACTGAGCCTGACTACTGGTGGGTACCTAAAAACAAAACAGAAAGAATAAGTAGATACGCTACACAAAAGGTAAAACTAAAAGAACCTAATCACCCGCTATATAAGTATTACTCCGCAGATAAATCCGAGAGTGAAATATGTAAATCCGCAGGGTGGAAAAAGATATATGGAGTAGGAAATCAGAAGTGGGTATGGATTAAATAGTGCTTGCGCATAAGCAGTGTAATTGGTACTATCACCCCCAAATCTAGGTGTTTGTTTTTACTTTGTATTGACCGACCTAGCGGACACGGCACACGACAATACAACTAACGTGCGAGGCTCTTATGGCAATCTCAACAACCCAATCTATCTGGCGCTCAGGCGGCGGTGACACAACTAAAACAGCTTACGCTGGCTCAATGCTTATGGTAGCTAATTTCTATTTATCGGCAACTCAAGCGGCAGCAACTAACGTACAAAAATCATCTAATGACACAGGTGCTGTAATCCTACCTGCTGGTGCAGTCATCACAGAAATTCAAGTTAATGCCGCTGGTACAGGCGGTTCAAGCCCTACTTTTGACCTAGGGTACACACTATATACAGCCGGTACTTCAACTCCTGCGGGCTTATTAAACGAAGCAGATGCAGATGTCGGTAAGCAAGTTATTACGTGGGCGACTGCAACGGTCCCCGGTGCTGGTTTAGGTGCAGTTATGTCTGCTACTGATTTTGTATATATCACAGGTGGTGCAGGAGCTTCTGCGGCTGCTGGTGGTAGCATTTCAGGGCGTTTAACATACTATGTCCCAACTAACGGCGCATACACAGCGTAATTAGTTACGGGGAGACTCGCTCTCCCCCTTCATTTAGGAGATAGTTATGGGTATGCAAACAGACGTATTAGCCACGCATTTAACTGCTAGTGGAACTGTTTCAGCTAATCGCAACCGATTAAAAGCTGTGTCGTATCGAGGTAATGGTACTGATGGTAGCCTTATATTTAAAAACGGTGGTGCGTCAGGAACAACTTTACTAGAGCTTGATGTTGGCACAAGCGATTCATTTACCATCTATGTGATATTACCGGGTGAAGGCATACTGTTTCAAAACAGCATTTATGCCGCATTAACTAACGTAGCTGCAATAACAGCGTTCTACGGGTAAGCCATGATGGACGACCAAATTAAACTAGCTGTTCACGAAAATGAGATTAAGCACTTGCAAACTGATATGGATAAGTTGGTTAAGGACATGGAAGAGCTTAAAGCTTCTGTCGCTGAAATAAGCAAGACCCTTGCGGAAGCTAAAGGTGGGTGGCAAGTTTTAATGGTTATGGGTGGTATAGGCGCAGCCTTTGGTAGTGTTGTTGGCTGGGCGATTGAACATTTCTCAGGTAAATAAGATGGCAAAGAAAGCTCCTGTATTAGCCGTAGGTAGAGGCGAGAAACTTCCTGTTTCTAAAGGTGCAGGTCTTACAGCTAAAGGTCGTGCAAAGTATAATGCGGCTACTGGCTCTAACTTAAAAGCACCAGCACCTAACCCCAAAACAAAGAAAGACGCAGGTAGACGTAAGTCTTTTTGTGCACGTATGAGTGGTATGCCAGGTCCTATGAAAGATGAGAATGGCAAGCCGACACGCAAAGCGGCTTCTTTAAAACGGTGGAACTGTGCCTAGTGTATCTCGTGCCCAGCATAATTTAATGGCGATGGTTGCAAATAATCCAAAAGCAGCTAAACGCGTAGGTATTTCAAAATCAACAGGTGAAGAATTTATGAAAGCAGATAAAGGTAAAAAGTTTGGTAAAGGTGGTTTAGACTCAATCTTCAAAGGTAAAGAAAGCTACAGCGAAGAGTTGAAAGAAGGCAAAGCCATTAAGTCTGGTAAGATTTCTCCACAACAGTACGCTAAAGGCGAGAAGATGGAAAAAACTAAAATGAATAAAGGTGACAAAGCACCACCTAAAATGGCTGACATGGGTTCAATGGGCATGAAGAAAGGCGGTATGACCAAATGTATGGCTAAAGGCGGTGCGGTTAAAGCTGATGGTAAAGCCATTCGTGGTAAAACCAAAGGGCGGTTTGTATAATGCAAACCAAAGACTATCCAGCTAAAGGCTTCCCTGCGTACCCTAACGCTAAGGGTACAAAACCCGTGAAAGCGAAGAAAAAACAAGAGTAGGTTAAATCATGGCATCAAAAAGCACTTACACACCAGCACAGGATGCTATTTCATCGGCATTAAGCAAAGCTAAGATAAACACCACTTCGTCTAATTTACTGACATCAAACGTCGGCTATGCTGTACCTGATGAAGCGACTATAGCGGAATGGTCAAAACATTTTGTGCCCGGTGTTTCTTCTTATAGTGGCTATTTTGATGCCTTAATTAACGCAGCTAAAGCTGAATACGGGCCAACTCACCCAGAAGTAGGGCACTACATCGCTCAAAAAGCCGCGTGGGAAGATTGGTCTAAAAGCAACACAAACCTTAGCAATATTAGCTTAGCTAACTCAGGTGGAAAAACCTACAGTGATCTGGCTAATCAAGCCAATGTTGTTAAACAGATCCTTGCAGAGCAAACTAAAGCAATCAACGAAGCCGCTAAACTTGGCACATACAACCAGCTAAACCCTATAAATGTATTGCTTTATGGTACTGGTACAGCCGACGCACCTGCTAAAAAAAGCACTGCATATAACTACAATGCAGCGCAAGCAGCACTTACAAAAGCGCAAGCAAACTTAGCCGCTAAACCAACATCCACAGACTATAAAAAAGCACTTACAGCAGCGCAAACAGCTCTGTATGGTGCAGGTGGGACAGCGGATAAACCCGCAGCAAATAGCTTAGCATCTAACTACAGTACAGCAGTAGCACAGCAAAAAACATTAACAGACGCTCAAAATGCAGGGGTAACCCCAACAGAAAAAGCTATGTATAATGCTTATGATACCTACTTATCTAAAGCGTACACTCCATACACTAATTTTATTCAGGGTATAACTCCCCTACCTGTTGTAGACACTACAAAAGATACTACAAAAGATACTACAAAAGACACAGGTACTACTGGAGAGTTGACCCAACAACAAAAAGATGCGGCGGCGGCTACAGCGGCGGCTACAAAAGACCCTAGAGTACAACAAGCACTGCAAAGCTATATCACCACAGGCAACATGCCTACAGTAGACTCAACGCTTGTGGGGACTACGCAAAACGCTATTGATAAGTACATGCAGCAAAAAACAATAGATGATGCGCAGAAAAAAGCGGCGGCTATCGCTGTTGATAGCACCAAGCAAATAGCACAGACTCGCGGGGATATTAGTAATTACAATGCTCTGCTTGCTCAGGCAGCGCAAAAAGCCCCTAAAGTAGCAGAGTCTACAACAGACGTACTTAAAAAAATGAATGAAGCAAAGGGCGAAACGACTCCTGGTATGGGGTTAGCGCAGCTTACTGATTATGTTGGTGGTACGCGAAATGCGCTTGGTACGTCAGATGTAGCGCAGTTAACAAAAAGAGCACCAGCGGCGTATATCCCTCCAGCACAGCCAGCACAACAAAACCAATTGCCGCAGATGGGGCTTAACTTATCGCAAGACCCAAACACACGCTTTATTCAACAAGAATTAGCGGCACAGCAACAACTGCAACACCCGGGCACTTACGCTACAGGGCAGTTTGACCCGCTGTATAGCGGGTATTTAAGCTCAGGCTTACAATATACGAATACCCAAAGCTCACCTATGCAGCCCGGAGGAACATGGGCTAACGGTCCGTTAGTAGCGCACCCATCAAATATGGGCTTAGGGCTTCAAAATCTGTATGACCCAAATGCTAATGTATATTCTCCCCCTGCCAGTCCAGCAACAACGGTAGGTAAATCAGCGGGTGGGTACATGGATGCTCAGTCTGTAGGTCAAGGTAATCAGGCTCTACAACAGCAACAACAACCGCCACAGCAGAATAATCAGTTAGGGTTAGCTTCTATCCCTAATATGTCGCAGTACACTAATTACACAAACAATCCAGGTATGGCATCACCTACGCAGAACACAGATGACGGTGGCGTGGGTGGTATATCTGTTCTAGGGCAAACTAACCCAATGTGGTAACAAATGGCTACATCAGGAACGACAATATTTAACCCCGATTTATCTGAGATATTTGAAGAAGCTTTTGAGCGTCTTGGATACGATAGAAATGGTATGCCTTTTGAGCTACGTAGCGGGTACGATTTAAAGACAGCGCGTCGAAGCCTTAACTTATTGCTCGCAGAGTGGGCTAACCGAGGTATCAATCTTTGGACAGTAGATTCAGGTGAAATTCCTTTAATTGCTAGCCAAGCGACTTATCCTTTACCAGACGATACCGTTGATGTTGTAGACCATGTTATCCGCCAATATGACGGTACGCAAAACCAAACGGATATTACGATCAATCGTATCTCTGTCATAACGTATGCCACCATACCAAACAAACTCACCACTGGGCGCCCTATTCAGGTCTATGTAGATAGAAAGACTACAACTCCCACAATTACAGTGTGGCCTCTACCACAGACATCAGACACTTATACGTTTGTGTACTGGCGGCTACGTAGAATGGACGATGCAGGGTCACCTGCAACAAATACAGTTGACGTACCCTTTAGATTCTATGAGGCATTGATTGCGGGTCTTGCGGCTAAATTAGCACTTAAAAAAGCACCAGAAAGTCTGACCATGCTTAAAGCTTTAGCTGACGAAGCGTTTGATTTAGCGGCGGCTGAAGATCGTGAAAGAGCACCAATTCGCATGGTACCTAGATATATGGACTATAAATAATGGCGTATAAGAATAGAGAAGACGCGTTAAAATACTACAGAGAGTATAATGCTTTAGAGAAACGTAATAAGCAGTCAAAAATATACTACGATGAAAATAGGCTTACAATATTAGCTAAAAAAGCAGAAAAGAAATTAACTATGTCTTCTGAGGCCAAAGCTAAGCGAAAAGAGTATATGGATACGTACAATAAAAAAAGACGTAGCCAACAAATTGAATATTCTCGTAGCTATTATAGCACCAACAAAGTAGATCTTCTTGAACAAAAGCGAATATATGGGATTCAGAATAGAGATAATATACGGACCAAAGCTAGATTATATTACGAAAAAACAAAAGATTTACAGTTATTATACAAACGAAAATATCGCCAAGAAAATAAAGATAAAGTAAACGCTTTAGCTAAAGCCTATAAAGCTAATAAGCTAAACAGGTTACCTAAATGGATAAGCGATGTGGATAGATGGATGATACAAGAAGCGTATCAATTAGCTAGGTTAAGAACAAAACTATTTGGATTTACATGGCACGTTGACCACATTATACCACTACAAGGGGCTTTAGTGTCAGGGTTACACGTACCAACAAACCTACAAGTAATTCCTGGGATAGCCAACATACGAAAAAAGAATAGGTATGAGGTAATATAATGGCTGTCCCATATGCTAGAGGTAGAAAAAGCTTCGGTTATTGCGACGTGTGCTGCTTTCGGTGCGACTTAGATGAACTAAGATCTTTGGTTGTTAAAGGTAAAGTAACCGATATAAAAGCATGCCGCCAGTGCTGGAATCCAGATCACCCACAGCTTCATGTAGGCGAGCAACCGATGTGGGATCCACAAGCATTGCAATTTCCACGCCCAGATAATACTATACCAACAACGAGAGGGTTATTTGGCTGGAGTCCAGTCGCTTCTCAAACTATACAATCCACGCTAAACAGCGTAACTATCGGAGGCTAACATGGCATTGCCAGACCCAAGATTAAGAATTCCACCTACGAAAACTACAGGGCAACCCGCACCACAACAAAACGTGAACACGCCTAAAGCCCCTATGAACCCAAATGTTTCACCAATCGCGACCCCAACATCAGCGACACAACAGATGCAACCACAGCAGGTACCACAGATGAAAAAAGGCGGTAGTGTTAAGTGTATGAAAGCTGGCGGTGTTGTGTCAGCGGATATGAAAAAGTCAGGACGTAATGTAGCTCGTGCGGCTAACCAAAAAAGCGGTAAGTCTGTCAAAGTTGGTACCACTCCTGTGGTAAAAGGTGGCGGTGTTATTGGTAAAACTAAACGCGGATATGGAGCAGCTAGACGTGGATAAAGTTAAATTTGATAATATTAAACCCGTTCCTGTCCCTAAAGCTAATGGCTACCAAGACCAAATGAAAGGGGTCAAAACATCAGGTGTTAAAATTCGTGGGGCTGGTGCAGCTAAAAAAGGCTTCACCGCTAGAGGTCCACAGGGCTAAGGGGCTTCCTTTGAACTACACAGAATTAAGTGCTGCACTTGTTGCATACACAGAGAATACAGGGCAAGACTTCGCTGACAACATCCCTACGTTTGTTAAGCAAGCGGAAATGCGCATCTATAACACGGTGCAACTCCCCGCTTTGCGAAAAAACATGATGGGTGTAGTTACGCTAGATAATAAGTATTTATCAGCGCCTGATGACTTCCTTTCTGTGTTTAGTTTGGCTGTAATCGACGGCACTGGCGAGTATCAGTACATGCTTGATAAAGATGTTAACTTTATTCGTGCCGCTTACCCAACGCCTACAGCAACAGGTGTACCTAAGTATTACGCTATTTTTGGACCTCAATCTAACCAAGCAACGGAATTGTCATTTATTTTAGGTCCCACACCGGATGATGACTATGAAGTTGAGCTACATTATTTTTACTATCCAGAGTCTATTGTTACAGCCGGAACTACTTGGCTGGGCGATAATTTTGACCCTGTGCTGTTTTATGGGTCGTTAGTTGAAGCCTATACCTATATGAAAGGTGAAGCTGACTTGCTTGCGCTATACGGTCAAAAATACATGGAAGCACTGGGTATCTTAAAAGCGCTTGGGGATGGTAAACAACGCCAAGACGCATACCGTTCTGGTCAAACTAGAATTGCTGTGAGATAGGAAAGTTATGATTACTCAATGTTTATGCAATAGCTTTCGAGAAGAACTGTTTCAAGGGGTTCATAACTTTTCTGCTATTGGTGGAGATGTTTTTAAAATAGCGCTTTATACTGACGTAGCTCAAATTGGGGCTACTACAACTGTATATACCACGACAGGGCAAGTTATAGCTACTGGATATACCGCTGGCGGTAAAATACTTACTGGACAATCTATAACTGTAGCTCAACCTCAAACAGGACCTCAAACATATATTACGTTTGATAATGCGGAGTGGACTGGTACAGATATAGTAGCGCGGGGCGCTTTGATTTATAATAGTTCGCAATCAAATAAAGCGGTTTTGGTTCTTAATTTCGGGCTTGATGTGTCTGCAACTGACGGGGTTTTTACAATTACTATGCCCGTAGCAGCCCCAAATACAGCTTTAATATGTTTTTCATAAATAGGTATTAATATGCACACAGAAAAAGTAGATGCACAAGACTCATTAGGCGCAACAACCCTTCTTGGTGGTAGTGTAGGCGAGAAACTTTCAGTCACAGGTCGATATGATGTTAAATGCCTTGATGCTGATGGTAATTTAAAGTGGGAAGATTCAATTGAGAATCTCGTTGTGACTGTAGGTAAAAATAACTTACTCGATGTTTATTTAGGCGCAAGTACACCGACAACTACTTGGTACATGGGTCTTGTTGACAACGCTTCATTCAGCGCTTACGCGGCTGGAGACACATTAGCTTCTCATACAGGCTGGCTTGAATATTTAAACTACACTATTTCAGGTAGTTCTACCAATAGAGCGACAGCAGCTTGGAACGCAGCATCATCAGGTTCTAAAGCATCAACAGCCACTACGTTTACAATTAGTGGTGCTGGCGGTACTGTGCTTGGCGCTATACTGTGTGCGACACAGGCAAGAAACACGTCATCTAATGGCGGTGCAGGTATTCTTTATTCAGCAGGTAGTTTTAGTGCCTCTAGAGTTGTTATTGCAGGCGACCAGCTTCTTGTAACTTATACAGCATCAGTGTAAGGACTTATTGTGGCTGGCGGTTGGGGTAGCGGAACTTGGGGGCAAGCTGGATGGGGTGACTCAGTCTATGAGGATAGCCTTACTGAATCTGTAACGGTTACGAGCACCCAATCTGGTGCAGTAACTCAATCGCAAACTCTTACTGAATCTGTAACGGCTACGAGCACCCAATCTGGTGCAGTAACTCAATCGCAAACTCTTACTGAATCTGTAACGGCTACGAGCACCCAATCTGGTGCAGTAACTCAATCGCAAACTCTTACTGAAACAGTATCAGCTACTGATAGTCAATCATCGGTACTAAATGCGGTAGGGGCTCTTACTGAAACAGTATCAGCTACTGATAGTCAATCATCGGTACTAAATGCGGTAGGGGCTCTTACTGAAACGGTATCAGCTACTGATAGTCAAACTGGAAACTTAATAGCAAGTCCTACGTTAACTGAATCGGTATCAGCTACTGATGAGGTAGTCGGTGGTTTAGCAATAGCAGAAAGTTTAACAGAATCAGTAGTTGCAATAGATACACAGTCCTACACATTAAACGCTAGTGCTTCATTAACAGAGACAGTATCAGCAGATTCTAGTTTAGTAGCGGGAATATTGTTTACAAAGTCTATAACAGAAACAGTATCGGCGGAAGATTCACAAACTACCGCACTTTATGCTGTAGGTGATATTACAGAATCAATTAGTGCAACTGACGCGCAAAGCGTAACCGTTTATATAACGGCTAGTGTACTAGAAGAATTACTTGCAGAAGACTCACAAAGTGCTTCACTAAATGCTATAGCTTCTATACTTGAGGTAGGTGATGCAGTTGATGTAGTGTTTGCTAACGGGTCGTTCTATGCAACTATCAACGAAACAGTTTATGCACTTGACTCAGTTACTGGACGTTATTTGTGGGAACCTATACCAACAGCACAAACTCCTACATGGAGTATAATAGACAACAATCAGACTTCTACTTGGACACCGATAACGACTTCATAGGTGCATTAAATGGCTACATCATACACAACATTATTAGGGCTTGCTCAACCGCAAACAGGTGACTTAAGCGGTACTTGGGGAGCAGTGGTTAACGCAAGTGTAACTCAACTTGTTGAGGACTCTGTTGCGGGGGTTGCTACACAATCTGTTGCTTCTGGTAATTGGACCCTTTCAACAACTGGGGCTGGTGCGACAAATGAAGCACGAAAAGCCATTCTTATCCCAACAGGCTCACCCGGTGTATCGCGCAATATTATTGCACCTGGCTCAAGTAAAGCATACCTTGTTATTAACCAATCAGATGCGGCTGTAGTGCTTAAAAGCGCTACAACCGCAGGCGTAACGATTGCTACTGGGGCTAGCGCTGTTGTAGCTTGGAATGGTACTAACTTTGTTAACGTAACACCATCTTTATCAGCATATTTAGCCTTAACTGGCGGTACGATGACGGGTAACTTAACCTTAGATGCCTACACTGAAAAGGTCGCAACACTTGCTACTTCGGGAACGATTGCATTAAACCCATCTACTGGTACAACCCTGTCATGCGCGGCTGCGGGTACAGTCACATTTACTGACAGTTTATCGTCTGGTCAAAGCATCTCATTACTGCTCACTAACGGTAGCTCATACACAATCAACTGGCCAACAACCACATGGGTGACAGCGGCTGGAAATACTGCGCCTACGCTCAGTGCAAGTAATACTCTCGTCTTTTGGAAAATCAGCTCAACACTTTACGGTGCGCTGGTTGGGAAGTCTGCATAATGTTATCAGCCAAATTAAAAGAAGCAGCAGGTAACAGCGCAGACGCAACGCTTTACGTCGATGACGTATTCAGCACTTATCTCTACACCGGTAA